TTTATCTTGTTTCTTAGGATCAAAGTCAGATCTAGGATATACTGCATGAAGTATTGATACTTCTTCGTATGGATCTTTGTTTGCTTTAGTCATGATGTTCATTGATACATCACCAAACTTTTGTATGACTGCTCTTGCAGATAAATTAAACTTTCTAAATACTGTATCGATTCTTCCTTTGTCATTCTCAGCAATAAAGATTTCGTTAATGTGTCTTGTAGAAAATTTTAAAATATCTTCATCATCTTCTTCAATAAACATTGCAGCAGTTCCAAAAGTAATTAGATCGTGATACAGTTCAAATATTTCTTGTTGGAAGTTTGATTTGTTAAATGCTGCATACATAACTTCTGTTGCATCTTCTAACCATTCTTTTGCTTCATCCTCATTCTCCATATCGTTTTGTTTAAACCTTAGAGAGAACCAAGGAGTAGATGGGTTTGTCAGCATACCATGTAATGATGCTGCTAATAATTCTACTGATTGTAATGGTGAGCCATCAAAAATAAGTTCAGTTCTTTTATCACCTTTAGATCTTGTTTTAGTTACATCAGCTTTTCTTGGTTGCATATAGTCTGCAACTTCTTGCCAATGGCTTTCCCAATTTTGTCTTTGTGCTTTTAAACGATCATATCGTTTTAATAAATTTTTTGCTTTATCTGTCTGTGCCATTATCTACCTAATAAACTTGGTATACCTAAAGTTAAACCACCAGTTACACCAGTAACACCTGTTAGTATTGTTGGTGATCTTCCTCTTGCTTTTGCTTTTCTTTTTCTTAATTCAATAGGATCTTCTGCAGCATCTGTTGCTGCACTCTGTGAAACTTCTGATGCTGTTGGTGTTCCTGTTGGCATAGTTGTTGCAACAAGTGGAGCTTGTACAACTTGATTACCACCATCACCTGTTGATTTTATTTCTCTACCATAAGCATCTGTCTTACCAGAACTTCTTCCTGTAATATAACCTTTGTACATAGACTCTTGTGCTGTTCTACTCATTCTTTCAAAATCTTGTTTAGTTGTTCCTTTGTATGCACCTTTACCTAATACTTCACCTGTAAAATAATCTCTAGTAATTTTTGATCCAGCTTGAAACGCTGGTTTTAAAATTGCTCCTGCTCCAACCATAGGAGTATTTTTAATATTAGTTGCACCTTGGTTTCTAAACAAATCCATTTTAGCTGCAGTATCATCTTTCTCTCTTGGATCAGATAATGTTCCAGCAGTTACAGATTTTGTTTTTGGTTTTGAATAATTAGGAGTGGTTGTCATTAACCTTCTAGCTTTAGCTTGTTGGTTTCCATCACCACCACCACCACCACTAGATGAACTATTAGATCCCATTACTTACCAAATGTTAAAGATGATTTAGTTTCAGATACAGTTTCAGATTTTGCTTCTTTGTTTACTGCTACACCTTTTTGTAAATCATTCATGTTGTTAAATTTAGGTTCTGCTTTTTTATTTGCAGGTTTCATTTTTTTAATAGCTTTTTTTATTTTCTCTAACATAATTATCCTAATAAAGTTTTCTTCTCCACATCTGCTTCTTCCATTTCAAGAAGTGGTGAAGTTTTGATTGTTGATTTTTTTCCTCTTCTTCGTCTTTCTTTAGCTGCCATTTCGGCATCTAATTTTTTTTGCTCAGCTTCTGACAACTCTGTATCCGGTGGTTCCGGCAAAGGTTGAACTGGTGGCAAACTTGGTGTCTTTGGTTTTAAAATTGAACCCATAATTACATAATCCTATAATCATTATCTGCTACACTTTGTGGAGCAGTTTGTCTAGTATTTAATTCTTGTAGTCCAACTGCCAGGTAACGCATTGCATCACAAGCGTGTGAACTCCAATCATGTACCGGCTTTGATCTAAACATTCTATTTTTATCAATATACTTCCGGTGATAATGTCTTAACGCATCTATGAGATTTTTGCAATGGTCTGTGTCAATCCAACATCGGTTGAGCAACATGGTTACTGCGTGGATGCCTTCCTCAACTGGTAGCTTCGGTACTACCTTAAATCTAATTCCAAGTTGATATGCTATCTCTCTTCTGGTCTTTCCATTGCCGAACTCCTGTACTTCAATATCGTGTGGTGCAAAATGATCTTTATAAACATAAGGTTTTTCGTCTAGCAACTGAATATAGTGTGGTAATCCATGACCCCTTTCTTCAATATAATCTATTATCTGTACTGATGTTCCTTTCTGTTGAAAGAATATAATACTACTGTGGTCTGCGACACCGAGATCCCATGCAGTTGAGACAGGCAAAGTGGGATCGTAGGGAACTCTAGATAGTTGTTTTTTATCATCTAGTTTGTTCATTTCGTCTCCATAGATTGCACCTTCTATATTTGCTATCCAATCACACTCAAACTCTTGCATATACTTTTTCTCACCCATAACTTCTCTTGCTTTCTCTAATTCTTCTGGATCTACAATTTTAGTTTCACTTGCTTTAGCTTTGTAGTTAAACCAATCTTCTGCACCATTAGCGTGTTGGTATAGATCATAAAAATTATTATTCATTCCGGCAGGTGTTCCAATAAAGACGCAGTATCCTTTTCTGTCAGATAAAGCCGGTCTTATGATTTCTGCAAACAATTTTCCTTCAATGTTTGCGTACTCATCGATCACACAACCATCAAGATAAATACCTCTTAATCCATCTGAGTTTTCTGCTCCAAGTAATGTAATTCTAGCACCATTAGGTAAATCAACTCTAAGTTCTGTTTCGTTAAACTTCGTTGCTGGGATCTTTGCTGTAAACTGCTTCATGTAATCCCAAGCAATAGACTTAGCTTGTTTAAATGTTGGAGCAATATATGCAAATCTAGGATTCTTCAAATTACAGGTTAGAGCTGATTTAATTAAATGGTTTATCATGCATACTGTTTTACCGAACCTTCTGTGACAAACTAGCACACTCCATCTATGTTTATTGATTTGTTGATGTAGATAACTTTGATGTTTTCTGGGAGTATACGGAATCTTAATGTTCATTGTTTAATGCATCATTTTAGAACGAGAAGCCTCGTTAACAGGATGGTATTCAACACCTAATGTCATCATTACATAATCTGCAAATAGTTCTGCTGCTTTCTTATTAGGGATACCAAAGAATTTTATTGTTAGATTATTAGTTTTTTCATCAACATAAGCAATACAATCAAAATCATCGCTATTTAAATAATCCATATACCAGATGTAGTACATTCATATTTTAAAACAACAAAAAAATAATTTTGGAAAAAGGGTTGTATAACTGGTGCAGGGTATGTCTGTGTGTCTGTTGGAAAATCCCATGTATATATATAAGAAAAGTTAGGTAGAAAATTTGGGGTATGTGGGGGTAGCAATTTCTAAAAACCTCTAAAAACTCCAGGAATTTTATTAATGATAATTCTCGACTATCAATACAAATGTCTGATAACCTGGATTTATCGGAAAAAATAAACCGGCTTATTCAATCCGTTTGTTATGTTGCACAAGATAAAATTAATTTGCTTGATAAAGTTGAACCATGTTTTTTAACTCTTTTTTAACTATCTTTTAATTATCTTTTAACTTTCTTTTTTTATAATCATTCTAATCTACCTGCGACAATTATGTCATTTAATAAATCAACCCATTTGATATTTATTATGAAAAAAACAAACAAAGGAAAAAAAATGTCAAAAGAAATAACGCTAGAAATAAAAGAAGTTAATAGACAAATCGGAATAATTAAAAATGATCTTGTAAATAGTATTGATATATTATTTTATGATATTGAAAATATTGAAGATCAAGCTAAAGTTTTTAGAACTATAATCTCTCAATTTAGCAATTACGATTTACAAGCAATTAAAGAATATGTAAAAATTTCAACTGATAAAGGTGGGAAATAATGCTTACAGTTTTTAAATGGGTTTTATTAATCTTATTATCTGTTGCCGGAATGGTACTGGCAACAGACCCAAACTACCAAACAACCGGCTTGATTTTGGCGTTTGGTTGTTTTTTAATTTTTGCTTTAGATGTTGCAAGAAATTTTATTAATTAACACAACAGAAAGAAAAAAAATGGAACAGATGCTTTATGAATTATTTTATATAACAATGATTTTTGCATTAATTGGTTTTAGATTATTCAGAGATTAATGCGACAATTTGGCAATATAAATCAAAAAATCAATCAGTAAATTAAATTAAAAAAACGGAGAAAAAAAAATGATACAAAAAAAACAACCTACATATCAAGATCTAACTAAATTAATGTTCACAAATGGAAATCCAAAAACAGATAAAAACTTAAAAATAGAAAGTTTAAAAAAATATTGGATTAAACGGCTTAACCTTGCACCGGCTTCAATATCCGGTTTCAATACTTGTGCAAGTGCTTCTAAAGGTTGTAGAGAGGCTTGTTTGCATGAAGCCGGGAACCCGGTTTTTATGCCTCAAAAAACATTAGGTAGAGTTAACAGAACTCAATTGTATTTTAAAGATAGAGCAAAATTTCTTTATATGATCACTAAAGAAATAAGAAATCATGAAATCAATTGCAAAAAACACGGATTAAAACCGGTCATTAGATTAAATACAACATCCGATATAATGTGGGAAAATCACAAAATATTTGATTTATTTCCAAATGTGCAATTTTACGATTACACAAAACATTTTAAAAGAATGATTAAATATTTAAAAGGTTCAATGCCTGGTAATTATCATTTAACATTCTCAAGGAATGAAGAGAACGACACGCAATCAACTCAAGTTCTTAAAGCCGGTGGCAATGTTGCCGTAGTTTTTAGAAATAAATTACCGGAAACTTACAAAGGATACAAAGTTATTTCCGGTGATGAGCATGATCTAAGATTTTTAGATGATAAAAATGTTGTAGTCGGATTAAAAGAGAAATTAACTTTAAACAAGCACGGAAAATTAGACAGAGATAATTCCGGGTTTGTAGTTGATATTAAATAAACAATAACAGAGAGGAAAAAAAACAAATGACACTTGACGAAATAATAAAAATACAAAGCGTAATTGATAAAAGAAAACCGGCTCAAGATACGATTAAACTATTAGAAAAAAAGAGGTTTTCAAAAAGCAAAAATGAAGAGATTAAACTCGGTAA